TATTATTATTTTGCCATTTTCCGACTTTGCTATAACCATCAACACTATGAAAGCAATACGCTATCTGATTAGTTCCATAATTCCCTGAAGTAAAACCAGAGCCAATTGTAAAAACACTATTGGTTGGGGCCGTGTTATCGCTCACAGTTGCATTTGGAGTGGACGCAGTAGCGGTAAAAGGGATGAAACGTGTAAAAGCATTGTCAGCTATTCCTGTATGTTGAATAATCCAACCAGTGTTATTAGACCTAGATTTGAAGATGATCATCTCAGGTGGACTTGAGAGCCCGTGTGCGACAGTTTTACTACCAGTAGACTGTGCCGCAAAACTTACTATGCTAAACCCGCTTTCTGTGCTTGCACTGACCGTCGATGCTATTGATGGAACATCCGGGCCGGTTGAAATCGAACCAATACCAACACTAGAGCCAGACCCACCTGCTTTCCAAGTCCAAGCAACGTAGTTTTCTCCACTCCTGTTGGTGAGTACCTCCTTTAAATTATTATTGTTTGAGCTTCCTCGATCCAGTGTAAACCCATTGCTATCAAAAGAAGACAATACTCCATTGGTGTTGCCTTCTGCGTCAGCCCTGTCAGAACCTAGGGCCGTATTGTCGTTGCCTGCTGCTGATGTTCCCCGCAAGACGTCAAACCATGCATGAGAAATGTCTTCGGTTCGGGCTTTTATCCAGACGAAATCTGGCGCAAACTCAAGACCTGTGATCGCGTGAGTTGAGCTATTACCAGAATACAATTTTGAATTAAAATATTTATCGGGTGTTTCATCATCGGCTGGGTCAATGCCTGGATTCGCAAGATTAGCTGTATTAAGAGCCGAAAATCCGGTAGGCAATGATCCTGAGCCATCCGTGCCATTGAACGTACTTTGGCCAAAATTGAAAGTTTGCGTAACTTGTCTACCAAAAGCGACAGGCGTTAGATTATTGAAATCTACCTGCTGATCCATTTGTGCTGTAGTTATCGTTCCTTGGCTGGATGCTGTTTGACCAGCGGCATCAGCTAAGTAGAACTCTAGTTCTTGATCATCGGCGTTGTAAGCGACACCAATAATATTACCCACAGCGTGAGCGGTTCCATAAGATGCGTATCCGGTGTCAACGAGTTTCTCCCCGCTTGAAACATAAGCAATCAGACCAAGATAGTTGCCCCATTGTGTAGAGCTTCTGCCTATTTGATTCCCTATCCCAACACCTTGTCCTCTGTCATCTGTCTCTGCAAGAATGGTCACCTCGTGATACCATTTTCCGGATGTTGGATAGTTAAATGTTGCTGTTGTCCCACCATGATTTGTCGTGGAATTTGTGGTTTTTAAATTACCTTCTGACAAAGCGTGATTTACGATTGCTTGCCCTCCAAGTGTGGCGAAGTTTTTTGTAGGACTATCAGAAACCACGTTATCTGGCTGGAAGACGTTTGAGGTAAAATTATTATTTTTTCCAGATGAATCGGCCCCGATATCTGAACTATCTCCAAAGGTCAGGTAGAAACCATTGTTCCCAAAACCGTTAGATAAAGCTGTTATGGCTGTTATTGCATTTTTTGCGACCCAAATATCACTTTTTGTCTCGCCGAAAGTGCTTGGAGTCAAGGCCTCACCATCGACCAAATAGAATTGTGCTAGGTAACCATCTAAATCATTATTTTGGTTCAAAGCATAATTACCAATATGATGATCATTAGCACTATTCAGGAGGATAGGATCATTAACGGCTGCTTTTGTATAGGGGGAAAAATCAGTTATTTCCGTGCCGTTTACATATAATCTAGCTCTGCTGGTATCCGTGCCGTTTGCTGAATCATACGCAAATACAATGTGATACCAACTCCCTACGTCCCTGAATTTTCTTGCAGTTACGTAATTCAAGACGGGTGTGCCTGATGACGTATGTGCCGCCTTGATTTGCAAAGTGTCGTCATTCTGAAATTGGATTCTAGCGGCGTTACTTCCATCATCCGCTGAAATGATGTACTGATGAGTGCCTAGATTTGCTCTTTTGACCCAAAATGCTATCGTAAACTTTTTGTTATCAGTTGGCCCGCCCAGTGTTTTGTTTAGATAAGTGTTGTCACCTGAGACAAATTTTAACGACTGATCTATTTGGAACGGATAAAATCCTGTTGACACTTCATCTGACCCGATTCCCTGAATGACACTCATCTCAAATACCTAAGTGATTGCGCCAGAAACGCCTACCAATACAGAATTAGCGCCGCTCGATGCCGTGACAAAGTATGTAAGGAAATACGTTCCGGTAACAGCGAGTGCGGCAAATCCGGTCGCACTGATGCCCACAATGGCATTAACGTCAACCGTATGACCTCCACTCTGTACAAACTTAATACAACCTGACTGACCGACGGACACGTTTGAAAAGTTCATTACCACATTTCCCGCTGTGGTCGTGGTGAAATTATTTCCCAGAGAAAGATCGTACACCGCATTAGCCGCAGAAGTGATTGTGCTCCCAACTGCCCTTCCAACAACTGTGATGTCGTCGTTGATCGTGAATACCGTTGTGCCTGTTGCGATTGAGGCAACGGTAGCATCAGCGTCGTTTTTAATTGTTACATCTGTTGCCGACCCCTGGCCGGTCAGAATAAGTCCTTCTGCGGCTGTTTTACCAATAGCCGCCGCATCCCCTGCTGACGTATCTCCAGTGGGGTTAAAAGTGAGACCAGTAACATCTTGCGGAAACGTGCAAGCCCCGCCATCGGCAATCGTCATAGCATTGTCGCCATCGGAAAAACCGATTCCCCTACATTGAATTTCAGTGATTGCATCATTTGACTGATCAAGCAAGGCTATGGGGATAAATGCATCATTGTCTTCATTACGGATCGACAAGATATTGGTCGATGAATTGTAAAACAATTGGTTTGCGAAAGTAGTCGATGGCGCAGATGTGCCGCTTGACGTACTTGCTAGGGCTTGTAAAGCACTATTTAGGTCTGATCGAAAACTGGGGAAATCCTGATTCGCAATCGTAAAGTCATTCTGGCTCATGTGATAACCCTCCCAAAGCCTTTTGCCATGATATCAAAGTTTCGATTCGCCGCACTACCTCCCGAATCAAAGGTGTTAACGGTACAGCCTGTCGCACTTTCATTCGTAATCGTGTAAAAATCACCTGTCTGCTGATCGTTGATGTTTACGATGATTGCAGGAGTTTCCTTGAAAGCGAAATTGAATGTAACGGCATTAGTGCCTGAACCGCCTGTGCTGAGATTTCTTTTGGTATCAATCCGATCTGGCATATCTATCGTTGTGGATAATGTTGAAAGCACTGGTGTTGCTGATGTTTCTTTTGAAGTCAGTGAGGCGCGAAAGTGAAATGATCTCGCTGAATAATCGCCAACAACGAATCGCTGAAAAGCACTCCACTGCGTGGGATCATAAGTAGAAGCCTGTTGCTCATACACTTTGAGACTAGATGGCGTTCCATGTTGCCAAGCCGCTGTTGGCTCATTGCCTACTTGTGATACTCCATGATTGTTGGTTCCATAAAATCCATCGCCACTCCCAAAAGAAAGCCCACCCTCCAGTTGTGTATTATTTGAAGTATTCGCTGTCCCAACCAGATTGTTATCAATCCACAGTTTTACGTAACCCGTGCCATCCGGCTGAAACTCCCAATTTATTTTATGAGTGCCGCCATCAAAATACGTCGATGTTGCTATATCGATATCCAACACGGCGGTATCATTTACATTAAATGCAATTGCTCCATCACCTGCGCGAACTCTGAATTTTTTTGCTCCGCTGACTTCTCGGATACCAACAAAAGCCCCTGTTCCAGTGCCACCCATTTCAAATAATCCACCTACGACTGCGTTGGCCGCTGTTGGCAAGATGACTTCATCAACCTGAAAATGTATCTGTTCTCCACGCTCGGGCGAATCGAGGTTAATCCCAGTATCACTATTCCCTTCTATGAAACTGGCGTTTGGAATTGTTTGCGAAAGCGTTAAGGCATGCTCCGGCGCAATTGGATTAGTTCCTGAATCTGATGTGCGTACTTCAAGCTGTACGTCAGTTGTATCGAATGCGACAGCTTCTCCGTCAAATTTACCTTGCCGACTGTCAAACAGTCCTGAAGCACTATCGAATTGATTGGCATAATCCGTTCTTGTTGTCGTCAAATCGGCTATGACTCTACTTGTATGTTTAGCTCCTAGGTCAACGAAATTAGCAAAATCATAAGTGCCAGAAGTAACTACAGAACCAAGACCTGCGTCAAAGGTTCCAACTGCATCATCAAAATTACCTGTTGCCGAATCAAATAATAAGCTGGTAGCCAAGATTACAGTGTTGTCTACAACTGCTGTATTGGTTTTAGAACCCGAGAATGATGGATTTTCTGTTGTTGTAGATACGACGTTCAGCGCGTCAAAGGCTAAGACATCTGTCGTGACAATAACACTCGTCGGATTTGCAGATGGTATTCCTAGCTTATCTATTGCACGTACAAAATAGGTACCGGCCCTCGCTTCTGTGGTCAATGTGTTGGCGGGTCTGGCGACCTTTTCTGCTATTGTATTTGAGTTTTGATAAGAAGCACCGCTGGTGACGCTTTGATACCTCACTACATAGTGCGACAAATCTAAGTCCGTGACCGGAGTCCAGCTTAATTGAATCTGTCCATTGATGACGTTCGCACTCAAATTTGTCACATCGGCGGGCGGTGCAGTTTTACCGACGACATCGTGAGTCACGGTTGCGAAAGGAGACTTCACTCCCAGCGTATTGATAACTCTAGCCCTGACAGTGTATTGGACACCATCTTGAATATTTACTTGCTCGAATCTTCCTGCGCTTGATTGACCCATAGTCACAAACTCTGTAGTGCCAGCTTTTTGACTTTGCACCTCGAATCGCTCTGCAAACTGATCGGAACTCGAAACATCAGCAATCAAAAAACTGACAGCTTCTTCGTTCAGGGTCCTTAACTCGTCTGATACTGTGAGTACAGGCGCTGCAACTGTCAGCGGATCAGGTAAATTTGAACTGGCTGTAGCTGGTTGCGTCTTGTCGTTAACCCAGGGATAAATGGTTGCGTCATGTTCAGCTAAGGACACATTGACAGTTGCATCGTAATTTATCGATAAACCTGTCACCCTGAACTTTTTATTGGTGAAGGCAGGGGTACTATGGGTAACCGTCACAATATCGCCCACAGCGCATTTGAGTGCGTCTGGGGTGGCAACAAAAGACATTTGTAGACCTGCTAATCGACTTTGTTTCAAAAGCGTTTTAGCTATGTTTCTAGCCTGATAGTAACTGGTGATCGTATTGAGATTAATTTCTGTTTCTAGTGGCTTGTTATTGTCTTCAGCAAGAAAGGTCGTGTACTCAGAAGAATCAGCGTCAGGGAAGATTACTGCATCAGCTTGATAATTAGTTTCAGGATTCACGAATTTAGCTGTGACTCGGTTAAATTTTTTGCTCTTCTGTGATCCTTGAATCTTAAAACCAGAGATAATATTGGATTCTGTGAACGCGAAAGTAGATGAATAATCATCCTCTACGAACACTCGGTATGTACCATTTTGGAATGGCATCATTCCTTGGAACCCTGCAAGAAGAACTTTCGTGTTATTAAACAAGGTCTGATTTGTGTTGATCACAGCATTGCATTGGAATCTCTTGATTTGCACTCCTGACCCACTGAATGTTTCGTTCGTGCTGTCACAAGCGTTTGCAGCCGCGCTAAATGTCGTATCATCTAGTAAACTGGTGTCGAGCCCTTTGCCATATCTTGTGTCAGTAAGATAGTCCCTGAGACAAAGAACAGGGTTGTCCGAAAAGGCGGTGGATGAATTTCTAGGGTCAAAAACTTTTCTCCCCTTTACGATAGCATTGATCGTGGGGATCGAGCTAAACACGTCACTGTTGAAAACAATCTTGATCCCAAGATAGGCGATGCCAGACAATTTATCATTCGTAGTCCAACTTGGTGATTCGAGGAGAGTTGTAGACGCAGCCTGGGTATCTGTTCCAACTTTTTTATCAATTGTGACATATGGCTCATATTTAGAACCTGATAGATTTTCATCATTGATGAATATATCGCCTATTTCATGTACTTCTCCCTCACACAACACAAGACAAATAAATAAACTTTGATTTTCTGACCCGGAGGTTTCAATGAATACCCTAGTCCCACCAACTTTTCGTTCTCCGTAAATCACCGGGATAGGAGCTATATTACTGTTTTTGTTGAGTAGAACGCTTGACGCATCCTGATCGATGTCGGGCAACTCAGGAATATCGACAAACCATGAAATAACGTCACCCACCAGGTCAACGGTGGCATCTATTACGTCTTCGACGAGATCGAGCGTGTCAGTGACGAGGTCTTTCGTGCCTTGTATTGGGTTCCTTATAAAGTCACTTAGCCATCCCATCAGGCTTTACCCCACTGAATATCTTTCACTGACTCAGCCGCAAATCTCATGCCTGTGTCTGTCGGGAACAAATACTGCTGGCTATTGTTATTCGTAAATCGACCGGCCTTTCGCTCAAAGTCTGACCAATGACTTGCTAGTCTCATATTGATGACTGCTGAATCTTTGCTGTTCTGCAAGTCGTATCCCACAATCTCTCCGTCAAATGTTTTGATGGGATCACCAGATATCGCTCCTGCGCTTGTCAGGATGGCTAAAAATATTCTGACTTGTCGATTAACATATTGCTGATTGAGAAAGATCGATACATACTCTTGATTGACTGCCGATATTGTTATGTTGACTGTACCAATCCGTAACTCATTTGTTTCTTGCGTTGAGGAAATCGACAACAAATGTCCTGCGGCGATATATTCGTTTGAGTCATAAGTAATAGGAAAAAAGTTGTCTGTCAGGAATAACTCAGTGGAAAACCCAATCCTGACTAAATGAGCCAGCCTAACCCCATCTTGCTCTAATGCTGTCTGGGTAGTTGCATTGATCGTGCGTGTCACGTAATGACCTCGATCATATCAATCTCATAAGAATATTGCTCAGCAGCGTTGAGATCGTATGTCTGAATATCGTTTCTAAGTCGCATAGTGAAAGGTACATTGTCAAAAGTGACCACCTCGTTATTAGATACATTGGATACTAAAGCTGGTTCGATTGACAAATTACCTGCTCCGGTTCTATCCGCTGTGACCATGTAGACTTTCGTGTGTCCGACAAATTTGACGAAATCTCCAGCCTTGATCGTTCCAGATATACCATCGATTGGTACAGTAACAGCCCCTGCACTCGTCGCACCATTAACTAGCACTGTTCCCGACACATCACCACTGGCATTTGATATAACTGGTGGAACTATGGTGAACGTACCTAATCGACCCTGCTGACTAGCAACAAACGCAAATACAGGCATAAATTCTGCTCTAGTCATCACGTTGTATTGCGCCGTGAAACAGTATCTTTGACCACCAATCGTTCTGACTTGCTGACGACCAGATATAGTTTCAGAAACCAAGTTGTTGTGCTTAGATTCTACGTTGATTGCGCGGAACTCTGGTGTCGTTGGATATGTACCTGGCATTACACTACTCCTCTAGCCCCTCGGTCATTCATCGCTTGATTGACGATACTTACGATTTGCCCCCGACGACTCTGTAGCAACTGATCAAAACCCCGCGCATCCACTGTGGAGATTTGGAATGTCACATTCGCTGTTTTATTAACCACTTGTTGTGCAGACGTTATTTTTTCATTTGGGATTACTCTGCCACTCGCTCCCATCGTTAATATTTCAGGGCCACGCTCACCAACGACGTAAGACTCTCCACCACGCACCTGACCGCCCAAAGCTCTGCCCGCAAACGATTGTGACTTGATTTGCTGAACTTGAGCCAGACCAGCCGCAACGACTGCGGCGGCGGCGACGATATTAAATGGGAATGGTAGCTTGAGGGCCTCCGATGCTCCTGTATAGGTGTTCATTAGAGCGACACCAATATTATATGCTTTTGCAGCTTTGAAGGCCTTCTGATTGATTTGACCCAAGCTGTCCAGAGCATCTCCGGTATTCTTAATCAGGAAATTATTTTTTTCCCGCTCTATGTTTTCTTCTGCTTCTTTCCGTTGTTTTTCACTCAACAATCGATTACGTGCAAA